TTTTCGTTGCAACCAACTGGTTTCCATCTTCACCTTCGCCGCCTCGTTTTTCCTCAACCTTTGCCCATACATTTGCCAAGGTGGTGAATGATTTCACCACTTCCCCGAAATCATCGGTTGTTGTTGTATAAGACTGGATCGTGATCCGTCTGTCTAATTGGCCAGCTTGATCAATCATTAAAACGTGAAAATTCGGTATGGATTCCACAAATATTCAGATGCCGTTGGCAGCTGACGAACTCGATCACCGCGTTGATCGTACAAATCGGAAATGACCAACATCATTCCTTGGATCAACGGTTTTGGAATAGCAGACACATCGGTTCCAACAACATAACGCACAATCAATTGATTGATGACACCCGCGCCAGTTGTCCACCCATCCGTTGATTGGATGCGTGCCGGTTCGGAAATGGTGTCCGTGACGTACAATGATGATGAAATGGTTTGTTCGCTTCCAATCTCATCCACGTATTTGACTGATGATATTGATGCAACAGGGCCGCGCGACAAATACAAAATATTTGAATGACCGTCCCAATGATTTTTTGGGAATTGATCGAAATATTCATCAATCGTGGTGGTCACCAAAATGCGCCTTGTGTATTCCTCACACATTGAACGTGCCGCCGTGATCAATGCCGAAATCAATGAATCGTCATCGGAATGATCAACACGCAAAAAGTTTTTTGCCTCCGCCAATGTGATCGGTTCACTGGCCGCCGCCGTTACAATATCAAATGCCATTTATCGTGTTTCTTTTGTGGTGTTTTTCTTCACCGCTTTTTTTGCACGCTTTTTTGGTGGTTCCGCGATTGCCTCGCAAAAACCAGCGTTCAAAAAATCGGTCACCTTATCATCGGAGTGGATGTCCACCACCGCGCCTTTGCGGTAGTGGAATCCATTTCCGGTGATAGATTTCAAAAATCTAACCTTCATGCTTACGCTTGGATCAAGTGTTTCACAGCACGGCTATCAAGGACAGCACCGTCTTTACGGGCATATGCCACGAAGCCGATTTCAAGCTCGTCCATGTAACGCTCATTTAGACGTACGAACTGAACACCGCCAGCATTACGAACAACGTATTTGCTGAAATCAGCGGCAACAATAGTTTTCTTACCAGTTGCGATGCTTGATTCCATATCGTTATTGATGTATACCGGTACACCCAAAATGCGGTCTGGTTGACCAGCTTCCATGCTCGGCACAAAAATCGGGAAATCGTTGCTTGATCCGAAACCTAGGGCACGAATAGCTGAAACAACGTTGTCGTGCATCATCAAACCGAATGATGGTTTGTTTCTGTAAGACGGATCGATTGAGTAAATCAAATCTAGGATTTCTGACTCAGTGATCGCTGTGGCTGATGCCGCAGTTGTACCAAGTGCTGAACCCGTCACAATACCTTGTGGTTGGCTTGATCCGGTACCCGTAGTCAATGCACCGTTAGACGCGCGCGCGATTCTTTCACCCATTGATTCAGCCAAGAATGAATTTAGATCAAATGCGTTGTCTTGTAGCAATTGCATTGATACACGCACTTGTGATGCGTAGTTGTATGCGCTCAATTGCTTGTTGGCGAATGTCATGTCTTGAACTGTTACAGCTGCCGCTTCACTGATGAGGTTTGCATCTGTAGCCGTGTCGTTGATTGTTGGGTAATCCAACAATGCACCACCAGCCGTGTTCAATTTTTTAGCCACACGCTCAACCTCACCGGTGAACAATGTTGCGATATCTAATTCGTCGCTGAAATCTTGAGGAACCAAGAAACCACCCAAAGAATCAGTACCAACAACCTGCGTTGATGTACCACGCATTTCACCCATTAGCGCACGCTCTTCAGCGTTCAATGCGCCCATACCATTGCGAAGGTATTTTGCAAATGTGTTTGACTTGTTTGCTTTTGGAGCAGCCGCACGCGCTTCAGTGTTTGCAGCCAATTCTTTTTTCAATTCAGCCGCACGCTCAAGCGTGTCGATTTGGTCTTTGATGCCACGGGCATCAGCTTCCATTGCGTCAAATTTTGACTTTTCTTCCGCGTTCAATGAACGTCCTTCTTTTTGAGCATTCTCAACAATCGCTGTTGCGTTTTTGATTAGCTCAGCGCGTTGACCGCGCAATTCGATGTTTTTCATCGTTTAGAAATTTAAAATTTTACTTTTATACAAATAAATGTTGGAATCTTCTTCTTTGGTTTCCACCACTTCGGATGCAGTTTCCTCCACCGCGGCCGCCTTGGTTTCTTCTTTTGTTTCCGTTTCCAAATCTCGTTTGCCTAATTCAGAAGTGGCCTCCGGATACGCAGGTTGCGAAACTGGAGAGACGTCTAGCAAACGTGATACTTTTTCAATGATCCGGTATGTTGTACCGTTTCTTTGCTCCCAACGATCCCTTTCAATGAGGAATGCAAATGATGATTGATTCACATCACCGCGTTTCATCAATTCTGCCAGATCATTGGCGTAAGTTGTATTTGGTAAATCAACCTCGTAATACAAACCGCGTTTGTCGGTGCTGATTCTTAATGTGCCCGCTGACACACGCCCAAGCAATAAATTCTCATCATGATTGAAATACGCACGGACATCGTTTTCCAAAACATCATCAAACGCACCGCGTTCAATTTGCTCGTAAAAACCACCCATCCATTCGGAATCTGAATCATAAACCGCTGCATATCCGCGGATCGTGTTGCCGTGTTGTTCGGCATTTTCCATTCGGAATTCACGTTGTTCTTTCACCACCGATGATTTGCGAACTTCCGCATCAAACTTTTCCAATGCGCTGAATCGGTGTGCTACGTTCAACACCGGTTTGCGTTCAACATATGCATCCGATTCTGAATCATATCGATAAATGCGAATCAGTGCCGCTGGATCATCTTCGGTTCCATTTACAACAAAACCAGAATCGGCTTCCACTTGGCCATCACGCTCCACTTGGATGATGCGTCCGTATGCATTACCGCCCGATGAATTCCAACGTACAAAATCACCAACTGACAATTCATTTGGCTCGGCACGTTCTTCCGCCTTTGATTCCATTTCTGGATCATCAGCCATTTCACCTTTGCCAAATGTGATCACAATTTCATCATCGGTTTCAACCACCGATTTGATATGTCTTTTATCCTCGTCTTTCATTTTTTCAATCGTTCTTTTTGCCCAATTCAACATTGGCGTTCCGCCCCATGCGGCGTACATGATTGAACCGCAAATTTCTTTTCCATCATCATCAAAAAACTTGCCTTGATCATAAACCTTGGCACGTGATAAAAATGAAAATGTGCGCACCAAAACGTCGTCTGAAATCGCTTCACGATTTGACAACTGGTTTGCACGTTGCCACCCAACAGGTGTTCCGCAATCAGATCCATTTTCTTCGCGGTGTTTTAAAGCACGGGCAGCATTATCGGATGCCCCTTTTGGGTAATCACTCCACGGCATCTTGATCTTGGTTTTGCGGTGTTCCAACTTCCACCATGTTCATTGGTTGCAAATACGCATCACCACCATCAATTGGTGGCATGTTTTCCAATTTACGCACGTCATTGGCTGAAATGAATCCCCATTGACGGCCTTTTGTATAAGCTTCGTACCTTGATTTGATATCACCACGCAACAATCCATCCATATTGAATCGCACATAGTATTCGGAATCACCCACAAACAATTTGCGATTCAATTCCGATTCCCAGCGTTTCACCCACGGCAAAATTGTGTTGCGTTGGAACATAATACCTTGCTCCTCAACATTGGCGCGTGTGCTTGAGTTTTCAAGACTTCCCAAATAAGCCAATGGCAAACGGAAAAAACGTGCGATGTCCACCACACCAAATTGTCGTGTTGCAATGAATTGTGATTCTTGCGGACTGATGGACATTTTTTCCACCTTCATCCCCTCTTCCAAAATCGCCGTTTTGTGGGCGTTATCCAATCCCGCATTGCGTTGGTGCCATGAACGGATCAAACGTTTGTACGCCTCATCTGATAGCCTTCCGGGGTGTGTTAGAACCGCGGACACGTTGGCGCCATTGCCAAAGAATGAACCACCAAATTGATCGGCGGCCAATCCCAATCCAATGGATTCACGGGCGGCTTCAATGACTGATTTTCCAACAATCCCATCAAATCCCAATCCAACAATGTGGATCATTTCGGAATCGTCAAATGTTTCTTTTTTGTCAACGGTATAAAATTTTTCATCCTTATACACTTTGACATCAACACGATCCGGGTGGATCGGGATCAATTGCAATGGATTTCCAGCGCCATCACGTTTGATTGCGATGAACGCATTCCCATGCAAACACAAATGTGCTTGGCAAGTTTCGCGGAATGTGAAATCGGTCATCATCGCATTTGGATGATGGATCAACTTGTTGATTGGATGCGCTTGAGCATCCACCACGATCCCATCGGTGGTTTGTTTTACATGCCACGGAAGTGTGGCCATTGTTTCGGAAATAACACGAACGGCACCAAATACCGCGGACAATTGCATCGCGCTTTTTTCGGTAACTGCAATGCCCGTTTTTGATTCGTTGTCGCTGAACATCCATTCGGCTGGATTTGCCAAAGATGTTGATGGGCGATTTGGATTTGATCGAAACGCACCCAAAATGCGCCCAAATAAATTTTGATTTTCGGCCATTCGGTTGAAAATGATTGTACAATATCATTTGCAATGTACAATATCAAACGCAATGTTCAAAATTTAACACCACAACACATTTATAAACAAAACAAAAGGGATGCCAAATGACATCCCTTCCAACCAAAAAACACCAACCAAGCCGAACGGCCTGTGGTTCACTAAATGGGTTTGTGTACGGCCGATTTCGTTTCCAATCGCTGGTTTAATGCAGCCCTAGAAAACGAAACAACTCGCGTGAATTCTTTTAATACAATGCTGTTGGGTGAAATTGATTCAACCAAATATTCTTTCCCGCTCCGTGTCATTTCAATGATATCGCCAACGGATATGTCATCAACTGGTTTCATTGCTTTGTAAATTACGGAATCTTTTGTTGTTGTGGTGTAATACATAAATGAAATAATTGTTTTCAACAATATATGAATAAAAATCAATTATTTCCAACCGATTCACGATCATTCCAGATCACGGTGATGATTTCACCAGCTAAAAGCACACGGATGACATATCCATCGCCAGATTCAGCCATCCACGGCGTGAATCCCAATTCAAACAATTTCAATCCCAATTCACGTGCGTCATCCAGCCTCATCATAACATTCGAATGCCTTGTGATTCATATGTGGATACGGATGTCACATCTTTGTTTTCCATGGTCATCATTTCACCCAATGCCATGATCATTGCAATGATCCCGTCAATTTTATCACCGGCCTTGGCTTTACTGAACTTGATATTTTCAGCATCGTCTTTTTTGGTCACAACATTGGCCGCCATCCAACGCAACATCCCATGACCGCCATGATGCAATAATTGTTTTTTGATCAACACCTCAGCGTTTTTGATCGGGGATGTCATTGAAATAAACCCTTGACCAAACGGATCCATTTCAATTCCTTTATCGGTTAATTGTTGCACCAATGAATTGGAATTCCAACGGTCAAATGCTACCGCTCTGATGTCGTACAATTCCGCACATTCCAAAATGGTTTTTTGAATCACATTGTAATCCGTGGAATTTCCTTCGGTCACAATCAATTCATTTTTGGAAATGAAATCATCGTACGATCCACCGGTTTGATTTCGGCGGCGCTCCACCGCGGCCTCAGACACAAACAACTTTGGCACAATCTTGATTGATTCATCATCCATTGGAAATGCCATCACAAATGCGGTGACATCTTCGGTTGCTGCAAGATCCAAACCTGCATAACATTTGCGCCCGCGCAATTGATCCAGATCAATATGACCGGATGATTTCATCCATTCATCATCTGCAATCCAACCCGACAATGAATTCACCCATTGGTTCAAATGCAATTGTCGGAATGCCGTTTCTGTGGATGTCATTGATTTGGCTTCCTTGGACATTTTTTCAAAATATTCGGGCTTGATCGAAACACCAAAATTTGGATTTGCTTTTTTCCAAACCTCTGGATCGTGAATGTTGTCATCTGGATCAGCTTCGTAAATCAACGGCAAAAATGTGTCATCCTCAATCACCCCATCACGTACTTTTTTCCCATAATCGTACAACTTGTAGCAAATGGAATTTGGATCAAACAATCCGGCGGTTGAAATCCCAAACATCAACGGTTGTGATCTGGCACCCATTGATGTGGCCATCACATTCCACAATTCGTCTGTTTTGGCCGTGTGTACTTCGTCGTATAAAACACAACTAGCATTTGCCCCATGCAAAACACCAGCATCTGATGCAACCGCCTTCAAAAATGAATTGGTTCCGTTCAATACAATGGAATTTCGGAACACTTTGCACCCGTTGGTCAACACCGCTTTGTTGCGCACCATCTGTTTACACACATCAAAAATGGCATTTGCTTGATCACGCGATGATGCACAACAATAAATTTCCGCACCGGCCTCTTTTTCCACAAACAAAACAGCCAATGCCACCGCAGCCAACAGGTTTGATTTCCCGTTTTTCCGTGGGATTTGCACATAGCTGGTGCGGTATTGCCGTTGACCGGCATCGTTCATTGTACCAAACAAATCACCAATATATTGTTTTTGCCAATCTTCCAACAAAAACGGTTGACCGGCCAAATCACCTTTGACGTGGGTGCATATCCGTTCAATGAAATTGATGATCCTGTTGGCTTTTTGTTGATCGTGATACATTAATCTTCAATTAAATCTTCCAGCGTTTGGATTTTTTCTTTCATTTCAATTTTTGCCCGTGACGATGCGGTCAATCCAAATTGAACCATCATCTTTTCCACTTTTGCCCATGCGTGATTCATCATGGATACCTCTGGCCTTGGCCTCCACATCAAATCACCTTGTGCGGTGGTGGTGGAATATGTTGGCCCTTGTTCCTTGATCACATTGCGTGCAACTTGGTAATCTTCCCACGCATCGGACAACATTTGCAATGCCATTGCATCCACTTCGGCCACAACCCCCAGATCATCCAACTTTTTGACCAACCATTCAAACGTTTCATTGGATGATTGCACCGTTGGTGCGGATGGAATGCCGTCGGCTTCCAATCGGTTTTTGTGGCGGCTGGCATCATAGGTGCCTTGCGCTTTCAATATTGCTGTGGGTTTCGGTTTCCTTCCTTTGCTCATAACTTATCCAACCATTGATTTTTGATTTGTTCCGCAATTTTTTGAATCATCAAAGGCGGCACGGACATCCCACAAATGTAGTTTGCACGATTTTTCCGATAATCATAGTCCAACGGGAATGATGATATCATTGCGATTTCCGAATCGGGGATGCGGTTCGGTTCATCCCATTTCATTGGCACCGCATCATCGCCAGCTGGCAATGTGTAGGGCGTTTCATTTTCAAATATGAACCGCAATCCAAATCTTGTGTGTTTGTCATTTTCCCTTTCGTTGATGTCGGACATTTTGCGATCACCTTCAATTTTTTTGTGCCACAATTCCAATGTTTCATTGGTCAATGCACGACCAACATCACCGGTTTTGAATTCACCGTATTTCACCCAACGCTCTTTGAATTCCAAATCAAGTTTTGGAACTTGTGTGAACATATCTTTGAAATACAAAAATGGATCGGCCAAATCTTTGCGCATTCCAATAAAAAAAACACGCTCGCGTCTTTGGGGCAATCCCATATCCGCACCGTTCAACAACCAATGTTGTGTGTAATATCCAGCGGCATCCATTTGTTTGTACACCTCACGCACATATGCCTTTGCCTCACCCATCAACATCCCTTTGACATTTTCCGCCAACACAATTTTGGGTTGGAGCTTTTCGGTTAGATCAATGAAATCAAAAAACAACGTGTCCAACACTTGTTCCGCTTGACCTTCTTTGAATTTTTTTTCCTTACCCCAATCGCGTTCGCGGACACCGGCAACTGAAAATGATGAACACGGAGGTGATCCATCTAGGATGTCCAAATCAA